ATGATGACCGGATATTCTTTGAGGCTATCGACTGTCAGTCATTGCGGACGGGCAATGCCTGGATCGTTCGGTTGATGAGCGCTATGAAGCCCGAAGCCATCGTCATTGATGGTTCGGGTGCTCAGAACGTGCTCAAGGCTGACCTTGAAGCGGAACACATCAAAGGCATTATATTGCCGACCGTCAAGGAAATAATTGTGGCTAATGCCAAGTTCGAGCAGCTTATGTATGCTCAGGAGATATGCCACATGGACCAGCCATCGCTGAAGCAGGTCGCAACCAACTGCGAGAAGCGTGCGATAGGCGCTAACGGCGGTTTCGGCTACAAAGCGCAATTCGACCAGGTGGAGATAGGTCTTCTGGACGCTTGCATCCTTGCGGTATGGCAGTGCTCGGAAGGTAAGGAAAAACGAAAACAAAGAATAAGTTATTAAGGGCGGGCAATACGGTCCGTTTTTTTAATAAACAAATTTACGTGACTACAACGGTTAAGAGTGGGGAGGAAAATCATGGCAGAAGACAGAACATTTACTCAGGAGGAAGTCAACAAACTTGTCGGACAGGCAAGACTTGAAGGCAAGGACGCAGGGCGTAAGGAGTTTGACGGTTGGATCTCGCCAGACGAACTGGCAAAGCAGACCGCAGGGCTCAACGAACAGCTGGCAGGCCTTAACGACCAGTTAAAGACTCTTTCTGATGAAAAAGCAAATCTGCAGACACAGCTGACAGAAAAGGACGGACAGATCGCGAAATACGAGATCGACTCGGTAAAAACGAGAATTGCGAGAGAGTGCGGACTTTCCTACGATGCTATCGGCTTCCTGCAGGGCGAGGATGAAGAGGCGATCCGTAAGAGCGCCGAGTCATTAAGGAGCCTTGTCGGAGCAAAGACAGCGCCGCCTCTGGGCAACCCGGAGACGCCTCCTGAAGAGGATGGTGTGACAGCGGCATTTAGAAAACTCAATCCTAATTTAAAAATCTAATGGAGGAATAACATGGCACAGGATACCAACAAAATGGAGACTTACTCCAAGATCGTGGACGCAAAGCTCAGAGCTAATTCTGTCTTTGCTGCTATTTTCAATCAGAGACATGATGGCGCTGCTACCGCAGGTGCTGTCAAGATCCCGGTAAGGACCGAAGCTACTGCAGGTGCTTACGTAACAGCAACAGGTCTTGCTATCAGCAACCCTGCTACAACTTATCAGACACTCGTACTCGACAATGACTACGCTGTTAACGAACTCATTGATGGCTTCATGGCTGCTGCAGTTCCAGACGGCATGATCGCTGAGAGACTCGACTCCGCTGGTTACGCACTCGCTAACGTAGTGGATGCTGCACTCGCTGCAGACCTCATCGCTCACGGCACAGCTTCGAGCGACACAACAGCACTGACAAAGAGCAACGTATACGAGAAGATTGTAACTGACGTTGCAACAGTCAAGAAAGCAAAAGTGGACCCAGCCAAGCTGTGGATCGCTGTTACTTCCGATACATACGCAAAGCTGATCCAGTCACCTGAATTCGTAGCGGCAACAGCTAATGTTGGTGAACTGGGTGCAGGATACATGGGCAGACTTGCTGGTATCCCAGTATACGAGGCAATCAACCTCAATGGTCTGACAACAGGATCCGGTTCTTCACAGAAGACTGTTGACTACGTTATCGGCAACAGCGACTTCTGCCACTTCGTAGACGCTTGGAACGTTCCAGTAGGCGTTTATGATCTCGCTGACGGCGCTCACATCGGATGCTCCGCAGTACAGGGCCGTAAGGCATTCGGCTACAAGATCACACAGGCCACAACTGTTATCTATCACAACGCTTAATCAGTGAGGTGAGACCATGGCAGACTACGCTACAACGGCCGATCTTCAGACAATGTGGCGTCCTCTGACCAGCGAAGAGGCAAGTCGAGCTTCCGCACTCATTCCAATAGTCTGCGACTCGCTCAGAATGGAAGCAGATAAGGTCGGGAAGGATCTTGATCAGATGATAAGTGAACATCCGTGGCTTGCATCTGTGGCAAAGTCTGTCACAGTGGATGTCGTTGCAAGGACGCTCATGACCTCAACTGATCAGGAGCCCACGACACAGTTCTCAGAGTCTGCATTAGGATACTCCGTCTCCGGCACTTATCTCGTGCCGGGCGGAGGTCTTTTTATAAAGAAGTCTGAGCTCGCGAGACTCGGCCTGAGAAGGCAGAAGTTGGGGGTGATTGATTTATGTCCATCAGAGGAATAACAGTTATGCTTTACAACTTGACTCAGACAGGCAGGGACCCACTGAATAAGCCGATTTACGAAGAAGTCCCTGTGGCTGTTGACAATGTCCTTGTAGCTCCCGTCACCTCGACCGAACAGCTCGAGACATTCAGCCTCACAGGGCGAAAAGCGGTTTATCAATTAGGTATACCAAAAGGCGATACACACAAATGGAACGCTGGCTGCAAGGTCAGCTTTTTTAATGCCGACTGGAGGATCATCGGTATCCCGACAGAAGGTATCGAAGACATGATCCCACTCAGTTGGAACAAGAAGGTACGGGTCGAAAGATATGAGCAAGGTTAAGTTCAAATTGAACAGAGCGGGCGTCAGACAGTTACTTCGGTCTCCTGAGGCGATGAACGTGGTCACGCCGTATGCGTACTCGATACAGAGTAGGTGCGGTGCGGGCTATGAGGTCACCTACATGACAGGAAAGAACAGGGTCAATGCTTCTGTCGCTCCGATGACAGAGGAAGCCCGCAGAGACAATTTCCAGAACAACACATTGCTCAAAGCAAGAGGAGGCGGACGATGATCCTTAAAGATTTACTTGATTATCTCAGTGAAAATCTGTCCGTCGGTGTGTACGCCGAAGCTCCAACGGAGCTTACAAACTACGTTCTGCTTGATCAGATCGGCAGCAGTGAATCAAACCACATCATCACAACGAGCATCGCTATTCAGTCATACGGGGCTTCCTTGTATGAGGCAATGGTCCTGAACGACGAAGTGAAGGCTGCTATGAAGGAGTTTGTTCAGCTTGCTCAGATCACCCGAGTGGAATGTGAAACAGATTATTCACAAACTAACACGGAAACCAAGCAGTACCGCTGGCAAGCCGTGTATGACATTACTCACTATTAGGAGGCAATAAATGACACAGACAGTAGGAAATGTAACAGCCGGCAAACCGGCGATAGGCGGTGCTATTTGGAGAGCTGCTAAGGGCACAACAGTCCCTACAGACGCAACAACTGCACTCGCTGCAGACTTCAAGGCACTCGGATACTGCAGTGAAGACGGCCTTGTAAATGCAAATGCACCTTCAATATCTTTTGTCAGAGCATGGGGCAAGGATATCGTTCTGACTCTTCTTGATGAGAGGAACGATAACTTCCAGGTAACTCTGATCGAGGCACTCAACCCTGAGGTCCTGAAAGCAGTTTACGGCGCCGGTAATGTATCCGGCACTCTTGCTGATGGAATCTCTGTAGATGTTGACAACTCACTGCCGGAAGAAGGCGTATGGGTAGTCGATATGGTTATGAACAGCAATACCGTTAAGAGAATGGTTATCCCTCACGGTGTACTGACAGACCTCGGTGACATCACTTACTCTGACTCAGATGCAGTAGGTTACGAGGTAACAATCACAGCAATGCCTGACGCTACAGGCAAGGCTCATCACGAGTACATTAAGCAGACCGCTTAATTGGTCTGCAGGAGGTGACTGATGAAAGCAACATTAAAAGACGGGTACGAGGTTCAGATCAATGACAGTTGTCTGAATGACTGGAAGTTCCTCACAGCACTCCGCAAGGTCGACAAAGGCGATTACGGCTTAATCGTAGATGTTGCAGAAATACTGCTGGGCGGAGAGAAAGAGGTCGACAAACTTGCGGATCATCTTGCAGTTGATGGAGTAACTCCGGCCGACGCAATGGTTGAAGCTTTGTCGGAGATCCTGACCTCAGTCAATGAATTAAAAAACTGATAACCCTCGCCAGCATGCTGGAACTCGACGAGGACGCGCTGATCTGCGACCTTGCCGAAACATATCAGATCTATGATTACAGGTCGCTTCCGCTTCGCACGGTGGCGACCTTATCTGCTGGTCTGAGGGAAAATTCAAGAATCAAACTTCTTGCTGCCGGTTCTCCGGTCTCGCTCGAAGTAATGCTGCTCGCAATGATAGCGGACAGGGTCGAGCTGTTTAAGTATGGATTCTCCGAAGACGCAAAGCATCGGAGGAACATGCCAAAGTCGATACTTGAGGCGATCACAGGCGAGCCAAACAAGAAATCAAACAAAGCGGTCGGCTTCAGGACTCCTGAGGAGTTCGAGGCTGCACTCGCAAGGATTAGAGGAGAATAAACATATGGCTGGAACTACATTAGGTACGGCTTATGTACAAATAGTCCCATCAGCGCAGGGAATAAGTGGATCCATCTCGAACGTGCTTGGAGGCGAGGCTGCATCTGCCGGAACATCGGTAGGCGCTAAGATCGGCTCATTTGCGAAGAAGGCTATCATTGCTGCCGGAATCGGTACCGCTGTTGTCAAAAGCGTAAAGACCGCAATGGCGCAGGGTGCTGATCTGGAGCAGAACATCGGCGGTGCTTATGCCGTATTCGGTGACAAGCTCTACGGCACGCTCGAGAAGCAAGCGACACAGGCTTATAAGAACATGGGTCTGTCTGCATCAGACTACTACGCAACAGCTAACAAGATGGGTTCTCTGTTCCAGGGCTCTGGCCTCTCACAGAAGAAATCGCTCGATCTGACCACATCAGCAATGCAGAGAGCAGCCGACGTCGCTTCCGTAATGGGCCTTGATACGAGCATGGCAATGGAATCCATCGCTGGTGCTGCAAAGGGCAACTTCACAATGATGGACAACCTCGGTGTTGCAATGAATGCAACTACGCTCGAAGCGTATGCGCTCGAGAAGGGCCTGAACTTCAAGTGGAACACGGCATCCAACGCAGAGAAGGCTGAGCTCGCTATGAAGATGTTCATGGACAGAACCAGCCAGTATGCGGGCAACTTTGCAAGAGAGTCAGACGAGACCTTCTCCGGTTCTCTCGGAGCAATGAAGGCAGCATATCAGGACTTCATGGGCTCACTTGCACTCGGTGAAGGCGTAAGCCGTTCGATGGAATCTCTTGTACAGACTGCTTCGACATTCTTCTTCGGGAACTTCCTGCCGATGTTAGGAACGATCATAGGATCGCTTCCGAAGGCAATCGGCACGTTCTTAGCACAGGGTGTTCCGCTGCTCTTGTCGAACATCAGCAGCCTGATCAGTACGCTGGCGACCAACATCACAACAGTCGCAAACGGTCTGACAGGAGCGAAGGTCTCACAGTGGGCACAGACCACGATCCCGAAACTCGTTGTTGCTGCAGGTCAGATGATCGGCAAGTTCGCTGCCTCGCTGGTGGCTAATCTGCCGAAGATCGTGCTTGCTATCGGACGAATCGGGCTGTCCATCGTAACCGGACTCGGAAGTGCGCTGTGGGGCAAGGTCACTGCAGCAGCTAACGGAATCAAGGACAGATTCATGAAGCCAATCAATACCATGAAGGACAAGGTCAAGGGAATACTTGACAAGATCAAGGGATTCTTCCCTGTCAGCCTCGGCAAGATCCTTCACTTCTCTCTGCCGAAGATCTCCGTGTCCGGTGGTAAGGCTCCGTGGGGTATCGGTGGAGCAGGAACAAGACCGTCCTTCAGTGTTTCATGGTCGAAGCACGCAGAGGGCGG